TGCGGGTCTTCGATCCTGTACGGGTTTGGAAGTCGATCTGGAGCCCCCGGGCACTAGAACCTGTTCTACTCTGAGACCTCCTCGACTCTAAACTAGAACCTGTTCTACCGACCCTAAACCGTGTGTGACCTGCGGGGTTTCATGATCGCTGTCACGATGTGTTCTAGTTTGATCTCTCGACCTGGGTATATAAGCCGATGGTTATACCACGTCTTCGCAGGTCAGGGGCTACATCGTTAAGGGCTCTCACGCCCCTTAGAGCCTTAGGACTCTATGTCCTAGAGTGATGCTGGTCACAGACTGAGGGTAAACCGCCACACCCTCACGTATTACTTAGTAGAGAGCAAAGACAGAGAGACCCCCTTAGAACACTTGGTCTCTTAGACTGGGGTCGTCCTTCGGCCGACAGGGGGCGACAAGGAGCCAAGATCCTAAGGTTCTAAGTAGACGGTAACAAACTAATAACGGCTTCCAATGTCGCTCACTCGACGTCGGAAGAGCCTACAGGGACTGATCCCCCGTGATAGGATTCAACCTAGTGAGAGGTGCGACATGAAGTGCTGCTGGATAGAGTTCGGATCTGAAGATCCTTGTGGCCTCGACGCCGAGGTAAGATCAAACATCGCGATGTGTGTGACGCACGACGACACCCTTCGAGCGAGGAAGGGCACAACGGCTCGACAGTCCTACAAGTTCCACGGACACGAGGCGTTCCCTGGATTTTGCTACGTCGCGCGACTACCCGACGGGTTGTTCAAGATCGGGTATTCAAATACCGAGGATCTCGTGAAGAACCGGATGAAGAGCTTGTCCCGATCGTACGGGGGCGGGGTCGTAGAGCTTCTAAGACTGCCGGGTGGGTTCGTCACGGAGGCGGTGCTCCACTGGAAGTTCAAGGAGTTCGCGGTGCCAGGCACGGGCGAGAGGTTCTTCCCTGTCGAGGAGATCAAGTCGTTCATACAAGACCCGGAGCTGAAGTAATGGCGTGGGACTCGTCGGACAGACTTGCTCGGCTCCCGAAGAACTGGGAAGCCATTCGATCTAGAGTCTTTAGAATCAAGGGTACGAAGTGCCTGATCAAGTTTGACGGTTGCGAGGTCGATGCAACCGACGTCGACCACATCGTTCGAGGCGACGACCACACGATGAAGAACCTTAGGCCGGCGTGCCCGAGATGTCATCAGAGGAAGTCATCGGCCGAAGGTAACGAGGTCAAGGCGAAGATGAAGGCTATGGGTAGACGTCCGGTTCGAAGACATCCCGGAGGCCAGTAACACAGCTTACGAGCATCCAGGCGGTGCTCCTCGACTCCAGGAGGGTCATCATGCCGGGTCCGATCCCGAAGCGCTCAGAAGAGCGTGTGCGACGCAACAAAACCGGTGAAGATGGCCTGGCTACCGAGACGATCGGTATGACCGGAGCAGTCGAGGTCCCAAAGCTGAACCTGGGGAAACTGACTCACCCACTGCTCAAAGACTTGTGGGATTCCCTTCCCGACTCAGGGCAAACCAAGTTTTGGGAACCTAGTGACTGGCAGTATGCGAGGATCACATTCTTCGCTCTGAACGAGATGCTCATGGCCGATAGAGACATGCCGGCGATGAAGCTGTCGGCCGTCGACGCGATGATGTCGAAGCTCTTGCTGACCGAAGGCGATCGTCGACGAGTCAAGATCGAGGTTCAGCGCACCGAGGCCGAAGGCAAGCTCGTCAACGCCGAGGCTCGGTTCAAGGCACTGTTCGAAGCCCAGAGAGATACTGGGTCCTGATCTCCGAGGGTCCCTCTCCCCTCGGTGGCCGGCTTCGGCTGGCAAACCCATAACCGTGTGTTGGCCCGAGCACGAGCAAGGCATCCTGACCCTCGCCACGGGGTCTCTGGGGAGCCATCGGGACCCAAGCTTTCCGATCCTTAAACTCCTGGACCGTTGGTTCCAGTGGGTCGGTCAATTCCAGGCGCTGCGTTTCGCGACGTGGGGTAAACGGCGGTGTGTCCTTCGAGGGCTGGTACCAGTAATCCCAGGGTACTGAGGTCGACAAGCCACCTGGATCTATGGTCACAGTCCCCCTGGGCGGGGGAGCGAAGCTGTTAACTTCGACGCGGCTGGTTCGAATCCAGCGTGGCCAGCTCCGCCTCAGCAAGCGGGGTGACACGAAAGTGTCCGTAGCCGAGGCCTGGCGTACCTTGTAGGTACGCCTCTGGGGGAGAGCGATGGCTGTGCCGACCGGCCTCCAACTCCGTGTCGCTCGGGTTCGAATCCTGACTCCCCCGCGTACGACCAACGAGAGAGGGAACGATATGAGCTTGAACTGGAACGCTGTCAAAGCCAGGCTGCTTCGCCGGAAGATCGTTGACGTCGAGCTGCCTGAGTTCGTACCGAACACCCTTCGGGGGCCGGGCGCACACTACAGCGACGGTCTGACCGAATCCGAGCGGCACGCTGACGCACAGGCCGACAGCCACCGTCGTGCGGAACTGACTAGGGCCGGCGTGACCGACCTGGCTACCGATCGCCACATCGTCCGGAGTCACTACCGGTCGTTCTTCGGCCAGCCGTGAGCTTCAAGATCTCTTCCGGAGGCATCTGAGCAGGCGTTCTCCACATAGGACAGATCAACAACTTGCGTCCGGGTACCTCGCTACCACCTGGTCGCAACTCAGCGGGGCGGTGCGATGGTCGCACACGGGTCTCATACACCCTCGTTCGTCGGTTCGATTCCGACCCCCGCGACTATAATCAGTTACTAACTGATCTGGCTTGGTGTCCAAGCACCAAGAGGCCGTGGTAGGATTGATCCCCTGCGTGACGGCCACCTACAAGCTCACTTGGAGGAGCGATGAAGACAGATACTCGGCTATGCCGGACGTGCGAGGCCTCGATGGCCGGAAAACGGCCACACGCGGTCTACTGCTCTCGGCCTTGCAAGGGCAAAGCGTCTAAGGCGCGCCTGTCCGGCAGCGTAATCCCGGCTGGAGAATACACGGGGTTGGTATACGGGTCGTCGGATCATAACCAAGCCCGGTACGAGCGCGAAAAAGACCGTCGGAAGGCTTATGCCCGTGCCTACCACAAGACGCACCCCGAAGAGTCCAAGGTAATCAGGGCTCGGCGGAGAGCACGCAAGCGCAACGCGGTTCATTACACCTTCACCGATCGAGACTGGAAGCGTCTGGTCCATCGGTACCGAGGATGCTGCGCTTACTGCGGGCAGAAGTCCGAAGAACTTCAAAGAGAGCACGTTATCCCGCTCATTAAGGGCGGATCACACGGCGTGGGTAATATTCTCCCAGTATGCCCAGACTGCAACTACCGGAAACACACCTCCCTCCTGGCGGTGTTTAGATACAGGAGAGGAGGTGGTCATGCCCTACCCCGAAAGCACCCTAGTCAGGCTTGACAGTCCGAAAGCAACCCCTGCGCACTGCGTGGGCCCAAGTTGGCAGAGACGTCGTGACGGTCGGTGGCACCTGCCCGAGAAAACTCTCGGGTGGGAGGTCCTAAACTGGCTGTCGACGTACGTTTTGTCACCAGCAGGCGAAGACGCCGATGAGCCGTTCATTCCGACGCCAGAGCAGGCTAGGTTCATCCTGTGGTGGTTCGCCGTGGACGAGAATGGAAGATTCTCGTACCGCAACGGCGTCCTTCGCAGGTTGAAGGGGTGGGGTTGACCACCCGGAAAAGATCCCTTCGCCGCTGCACTCGCTCTCGTCGAGCTGTGCGGCCCTGCGAGGTTCAAGAACTGGGACAAGAACGGCGATCCGGTCGGCAAGCGCGTCCGGTCCCCATGGATCCAGATCGCAGCGGTGTCTCAGACCCAGACGGGCAACACGCTGAAGCTCTTTCCGAGCATGGTATCGAAGAAGTTGAAGGAAGAGTTCAAACTCGACATCAACAAGACCATCATCCACTCGACAGACGGCTCAGGCGGTCTGATCGAGGGCGTTACGTCGTCTCCGGCCACCCTCGAAGGTGGTCGCCCGACGTTCGTGATCATGAACGAGATCCAAGAGTGGGTTGAGCCCAACGAGGGTCACGCTATGTACAACGTGATCAACGGTAACATCACGAAGAGTCGCAAAGGCGTCTCGAGGTATCTGGCGATTTGCAACGCGCACATCCCGGGCCTCGACTCCATCGGCGAGCGGATGTGGGACAACTTCCAAGCGGTCCTCAGCGGCAAGGCGGTCAACACCAAGCTGCTGTACGACTCGATCGAAGCACCCGCCGGCACCCCGGTCTCCGAAATACCTGCAGAGTCTATCGACCCTGAAGGCTTCGCGGCCGGCATCGAGCGCCTGAAAGCAGGCCTTGAGATTGCTAAGGGCGACGCCTGGTGGTTGGACACTGAAACCATTCTTGAGTCAATGCTCGACGAGAACAACGCCATCACTGAAAGCATCCGGAAGTTCCTGAACTGGGTGAACGCGGCTGAAGACGCTTGGCTCGAGCCGTTCGAGTGGGATCGCTGCGTGGTAGAGGACTCCGAGCTAAAGCCGAAAGACACGATTACCCTCGGCTTCGACGGATCGAAGTCTGGCGACTTCACAGCGCTGGTAGCTTGTCGTGTGTCCGACGGGTTTCTCCAGGTCATCAAGATCTGGGACCCCGCGAACTACGGCAATCAGATACCCCGCGAGGATGTCGATGCAGCCGTTCACTGGGTATTCTCGCGGTACAACGTCGTTGGCTTCAGGGCAGACGTCAAGGAATTCGAAAGTTACGTCGACCAGTGGGCTGCCAAGTACAAGAAGCAGCTTAAAGTCAAGGCGTCGCCGGCTAGCGTCGTCGGCTTCGACATGCGGGGCCAGACCAAGCGGTTCGCGCTCGACTGCGAGAAGTTCAAGGACGCCGTGCTTGAGCAGGCTTTGTGCCACGATGGTTCGAAGCTCCTTCGAGTCCACATCCTGAACGCCCACATGAACCCGACGACGTACGACGCCATTTCTATCCGCAAGGCGAGCAAAGACTCGTCCCGTAAGATTGATGCTGCCGTGTGCTCCGTACTCGCGTTCGGCGCAAGGCAGGATTACCTCATGAGCAAGAATAACAGGACTGGAGGGGTGGTGGTGATGCGGTGAGTACCGAACTTGAGCTTGTCGAGCGGCTGATTACCTCGTACGAGGGTTCGAAGAACGACTTGAAGTCGGGCGGAGACTACTACGAATCAAGGCATCGTCCGACCGCTGTAGGCCTGGCTACACCCCCGGCCATGCAGATGTTGCTTTCCGACATCGGATGGGCTCGGGTCTACCTGGACTCGCTGGAAGAGCGCCTCGACCTTGAGGGCTTCCGAATGGCTGGCGAGGACGCTTCGGACGAGCGGTTGTGGCAGTGGTGGCAGGCCAACAACCTGGACCAGATGTCCGGGCTCGGGCACCTCGAGGCTTTCGTCCATGGACGTGCGTTCGTCGTCGTCTCGGCGCCCAAGAAGGGTGACCCGCTGGCGGACCCGACGTGCCCTGTGATTGACGTCCTGTCACCTAGGCAGATGCATGCTGACATTGACAGGCGTACTGGCAAGGTCCTCCGAGCCATCCGGTTCGTCAAGGGTTGGGGCGACCCGTCTGACACACGTCCCGACTTCGTCACGCTTTATCTTCCGAACGTCACGGTGGCTTATGAGCGCAGCCCGCAAGGCTGGACCGAGCTGGACCGCGTACCCCACAAGCTGGGCGTAGTCCCGGTCGTCCCGCTCCTGAACAAGAGCCGTCTCGACCAGGTTCTAGGACAGTCTGAGATCAAGCAGGAGCTTCGCTCGGTCACCGACGCAGCTGCCCGCACGATGATGAATCTGCAGGCCACCATGGAACTCATGGCCATCCCGCAACGCTACATCTTCGGGGTCGACAAGGACGAGTTGATGTCCCAATCTGGCGGCTCGACCTACCAGGCGTACATCGCGAAAATTCTGGCGTTCACAGACGCTGACGGCAAGGCGGGGCAGTTCATCGCGGCCGAGCTTCGAAACTTCACCGAGGTTATGACCGAGTTGTCCAAGCAAGCCGCTAGTTACACAGGATTGCCGCCCCAGTACCTGAGCTTCGCATCTGAAAACCCGGCGTCCGCCGAGGCCATCAGGTCGTCCGAGACCCGCCTGATCAAGAAGGCGGAGCGGAAGGCCAAGGTTTTCGGGGCTGCGTGGGAGCAGGTCATGCGACTCTGTCTTCTCGTTATGGACGGCTCGGTCAGCTCGGATGCTCACCGGATGGAAACCATCTGGCGCGACCCAGCGACCCCGACGTTCGCCGCTATGTCGGACGCAGTGGTCAAGCTTGTCACGGCTGCAACGCCGGACGGCAGGCCGCTGGTTCCAGTGGAGATGGGTCGAGTCAAGTTGGGCTTCTCACCCGAGGAGCGTAGGCAGATGGAAGCGTGGGACAAGGAAGCCCCTCGGCAGCAGCTTGCCAGCCTCCTGACGACACCTCCGAAACCCGCGTTCAGCGACAACCTAGAGCAGGAGTAACCAATGACGGCCGAGGAGTACGCCGCAGCTCAAGCGGTCATAACGACCGAACTGATCCGCGACGTACTCCCGGTTGTTTCGAGGTTCCAAGGACCGGGCTTGACGCCTTCGATCTGGTACCAGCTACTTCAGCTTATATTCCCGTATGTAGTCCGCGCTCGAGAGGCGTCGGCCGAACTAGGCCGACAGTTTTACGACTCGCAACGCGAAACTCACAACCCCGAGATCCCTCGACACGATGTCTTCCTGGCGGAGTATCAGTTTGAGTGGTTCGTCGAGGCGATGGAACCCGCTCGTATCGAATTCAGCCGGCCGGGAGCCGCTGATTATGCTGCCGATCAGGTAGCACTGCGAGCCATGAAGGAAACCGAAAACGCCGGCCGTCGGACTATCATCCGAGCGGTCGAGTCTGACGACCCCAAAATCGCTGTAGGCTGGGCCCGAGTTGCAACCGGGCGCGAGACTTGCGGGTTCTGTATGATGCTGGTGTCTCGAGGACCTGTGTATCGATCTGCTCACGACGCAGGTCAGAACGCAGACGGTACGATGAACAAGTGGCACGCGGGCTGCGATTGCAAGGTGGTTCCCGTGTTCGACCGAGCTGACTGGCCGGGAAGGGACGCGTACAAGCGTGCTGAGGCCATTTGGAAGAAGACGACTAAAGGCTACGGTGGTAAAGACGCCATGAACGCCTTCCGTCGAGCTATCGATCGGGGCGAAGTCGACCTCATTCAGATGTCGATCGCTGCCTAACCCAGAGCGAGTCCAGGCGACTCGCCTACACGTCCCAGGAGGACAAATCATGACCGCACCCGCCGATGGTGTAGAGGCTGCAGCTGTAACAACCGAAGTTACTTCGGTTGATGGGCTGCCCGACTTCGCCAAGACGATGATCTCCGAGCTTCGTTCCGAGGCTGCCAAGCACCGCACCTCCAAGGGGGAGGCTGTCGAGGCTGCGAAGACTGAGGTTCAGGCCACGCTGCAGGCAGAGTTTGATGCCAAGCTGGCTGAGGCGGTCAAGGCGACCGAGACGGTAAAGGCAGAGGCCAGCCAGTATCAGACTGAGCTGACGAAGCTGAAGACCGCTCTGGGAGCAGTAGACGAGACTGTGCTGGATCGGGCGACCAAGTTCGCGGGTCTCCTGCATGGTGTCACCGAAGACGAGATCAAGGCTCAGGCCGAAGAGGTCAAGGGCCTTCTTGGTGGAGACTGGGGCCGGACCCCAGCCACCGATCCGTCTCGAGAGGGTAAACCCCTCGCCCTGAACGATGACGACGGCCTGCTCGGAGCGCTCAAGCGCGCCGTGGGCGCCTGACTCTTCCAACATCAATCCGAATGGAGGGTAGCCAGATGGCTATCACCGCCCCCCGTAAGACCACCGACTCGGACCTCGCGGGCTTTCTGAGCCCGGACGAGGCTGCGGGTTACTTCGACGAGGCCGCGAAGGTTTCCGTCGTGCAGTCCCTCGTCCGTCGGGTGCCCCTGGGTATCAACGGCGAGACCATCCCGGTTGTCACCTCGAAGATGCAGGCAGGCTGGGTTGCCCAGGGTGCCCAGAAGCCGGCCTCGCAGGCTGGTCTCGGCGTCAAGAGCCTGACCCCCCAGAAGATCGCGGCCATCGCCGTGGTCTCCGCTGAGGTCGTCCGGGCCAACCCGGGTAATTACATGGCGCTGCTCCGCCCGCAGATCGCGGAGGCTTTCGCCAATGCGTTCGACCTGGCGGCCTTTTACGACCGTGGGCCGGACGGCACCGCTGGTGGCGGACCGTTCGCGACCTGGCTGGCGCAGACCACCAAGGTCCGGGCGCTGGGCACGGGCAACACGCAGGAAGGTTCTGCCGCATCCGCTGGTGGCGTTCACGCCGACATCGTCGCGGGTCTGAAGCTTCTGGTCGACGATGGCAAGCGCCTGACGGGCTTCGCCTTCGACGAGGTCGTGGAGCCCACGTTCCTCGGGTCCGTCGACACCACGGGTCGCCCGCTGTACATCGACACCCCGCTGATCGAGACTGTTGCCGCAGCGGCGCGCCCCGGCCGGCTGATCGGACGTCCGAGCTACATGTCCGACGGCGTTCAGGACGCCCAGGGCGCTGCTGGTACCGACTACACTGTCGGCTTCGGTGGCGACTGGACCAAGGCCGTGTGGGGCGCCGTCGGCGGCATCTCGTACGACGTCTCGACCCAGGCGACCGTCACCATCAACGGCACGCTGACTTCCCTCTGGGAGAACAACCTGGTCGCGATCCGTGCGGAGGCCGAGTATGGCTTCCTCGTGGCCGACCCGGAGTCGTTCGTTGAGTTCCAGTTCGAGACCGCTGCGTGATCTGAATGACAGCTCGTGTAAACGAGCTTGAGGTTGTACAGGTCGTTTTCCCTGGCGGCGGTAAAACCCAGTGTTCGGCTGCTCAAGCCAAGCGCTGCGGCTATACCGTCGTTCGGGAGACGCCCGAGCCTCAGGTGACGCAGGAGAACCCCGTAATGGTGCCCAGCGTCCACGCTGAGGCGCGCACCACCCCTCTCGAGGGTCAAGACCCCCCAGCAGCGTCGGTAGTTAGGGCTTGGGCTCGAGAGAACAACGTACCGGGCGTCCGAGCCAAGGGCAAAGTCCCGCAAGCCGCGTTCGATGCGTACAACAAAGCACACTGACTTGGAAGGCGGGCCCGATGGCTTACGCAACTGCTGAAGACGTCGCGGCCCGCCTCGGTCGTGAGCTGGAGGATGGCGAAGTCCTCCTCGTAGACACCCGGCTTGGGGATGCCGAGCTGCTTCTGAAGCAGAGAATCCCCGACCTCGACGAGCAAGTCGCAGCGTCAGACGACTACGAAGCCCTGGTCACCATGGTCGAATCCGAGATGATCCTCCGGCTCGTGCGTAACCCGGACGGGTACTCGCAGGAGTCGGATGGAAACTATTCATACGCTATCTACCAGGCAGTAGCTTCTGGCAAGCTGGAAATCACGGCCGACGAACTTCGGCTCCTGGGTTACAGTTCGTCTGGCATGTTTGAGATTACCCCCGTACTCCCGACGCCGTGGACCACCGAGGGCGAACCCCTGGTGCCGTTCACTCCTCGTGGACAGTGTGGTGATTGGACATGAGCCTTCTGGACCGCGCGAAGCAAGACATCATCATCTACCACCAGGTAGAAGTGGTCAGCGACGACGGCAACATCATGATCCGGGCCTCGGGCGTCGGGGTTCCGGCGAAGGCTGAGATCCAGGCGGCCCGGCAGTCGGGCACCAGCGCCAGGCGCGCGGAGCAGGACAACGAAGGGTT